TCTTTGAGGACAAAGGAGTTGAAGCAGGTTTTAACGGCTTTAAAGACAATGTATGCTATATACATAGTACATACCTAGACAACAAAGATAATCTATCACAGAGCTTCTTAGAGCGTATTAAGACTATAAAGCACAGGAACTTTAAAAAGTATCAGCACAAAATCTTAGGGGGTTGGTTAGACAAAGCAGAAGGAGTTGTATTTGAGAATTGGAGTATAGGAGAATTTAATCCTGATGGACTTCAGACTTCTTGTGGAATGGACTTTGGTTTTAGTGTAGACCCTGATAGTCTTACTGAAGTAGCTATTGATAAAAGGAAGCGTAAGATATATTTAAAAGAACATATCTATAAGAACGGATTAAAGTCAAACGAACTAGCTCAAATAATATTAGACAAAGTAGATAATAAACTTATCATAGCTGACTCAGCAGAACCAAGACTAATAGCAGACCTTAGACATTTAGGAGTTAATATAAAGCCTGTAAAAAAAGGAACTATTGAAAGTGGAATAACTCGTATGCAAGATTATGAACTTGTTATAACTCCTGAAAGCACTAACATAGCTAAAGAATTGAATAATTATATATACGCTGACAAAGGCTCTAAGCTTTATGTAGATAACTACAATCACGCAATTGATGGAGTTCGTTACAATGTTATTTATCACTTAGACAATCCTAATGCAGGGAAGTATTATGTGCAATAAAAAGAGAAAGCGACCTAAGCCGCTAACCCCACAAGTGTATGAAAACAGTGCAAAGATAACATTTTAAATTAAAGCAGTAAACTAAAAACAACAAATTTCTATTATATAACAGATGAAAGTAAAAATCAAAAAGAAAGGTAAGGTAAAAGAGTTCAAATTGATTAATAGTTGGGAAGAAGTTAGTTTGGAGAAGTGGTTGCAACTTATTGATTTTGAAACAGGTAGTAAGACAGAAGAAGCAGAGGAAACAATAGCAGCGTTATCTAATATTCCTAAGCAGTTAGTAAAGGAATTAGCTTTATCAGATGTAGCAGTAATAATGAACAAGATAGCAACGCTACAGCAAAAGCAAGATACAAAGCTAAAAAGGATAATTGAAATAGATGGTATTGAGTACGGCTTTCACCCTGATTTGGACTCAATTACTCTCGGAGAATATGCCGATATCGAGACCTTTATGAAGGGAGGAATGGAAAAGCATTTACCTGAAATATGTGCTGTTCTTTATAGACCAATAAAAGAAAAGAAGAATGATATTTATATTATTGACGCTTATGATGGAGATATACGGCTTAGGACGGAAGAAATGAAAAAGATGTCAGCTCAACAAGTGCAAAGTGCATTGGTTTTTTTTTACACTTTAGGGAAAGAATTATCAGAGATTTTGCCATTATATTTGATGGAGCAGCTGAAGGAAATGAAGACGCAATAGCAACAGAAAGCTTTGCAGAGAAGTGGTCGTGGTTTGGGGTTTTTTATAGATTGTGTAATGCTGAAATAGTAAACTTAGAAAGAATAACGAATTTGGGATTGTTAGAGTGCTTGACTTGGTTAAGTTATGAAACAGACCTAAACTCACAAAATAAAGTAAATAGAAATGGTAAACAATAAGACATATAATAATGTAGTAAATACTTTACTTAGGTTAGGTGAGTATCACGAACAGATAAGCACTACTTCAGTTGGCGATATATATGACCTCAATCTTGAGAAGATGGAGAAGTTTCCTATTATGCACATAAATCCAACATCAGTAACTACAGGAGATAGTCAATTGACTTATAACTTCCAAATCTTTGTAATGGATATGGTTTCTGAGAAGTCAGATTGGCAAACTAAACAACAGGGAAGATTAAGTAAGTTAGTCAATACTAAAAATAACGAACAAGAAGTATTTAATCAAACATTACATATATGCACAGACATTATTGGAATGCTTAGACATAGTTCAAGACAATCAATAGAAGGAGTAAATGATATTAATGAACCTATCTACTTTACACAAGACCAATTTACTATAGAGCCTTTTCAGGAAAGGTTTGATAACTTGTGTTGTGGATATGTATTTAATATAGGTGTATTAGTTCAGAACGACTTTCAGACTTGTGATATTCCTGTATATACAAATGGTGCAGGGTACTAATGTTCAAATTTAAGATAGGAAGATTAATAGTTCAAATAGGGTGGAAGAAATTTAAAATAACTATAAAATTATAACAATAAAATAAAATGGCAGATTTAACAACAACAATCACAGAAAATGTAGTGCTTAACGGCTCAGTAAGAGGTTCTACAAACACATTAACAACTACTAACATAGTAGATGTATTTGAAAGAATTTTAACTTGTACTCACTCTCAGACTACAACAGTAGCAGTATTTAATTCTACTCCTTATGGAGCAGATGGTGCTTTAGATGTAGAAAATTGTAAATACCTAAGAATAACGAATTTGAGTACAGACCAAGATATGAAAGTGGCTTTTGTAACATCAGCTACAAACTATCAAGTAACTGTAAGAGCAGGTGGTTCTCATATCTTATTCCAAGCTGAAGAAGCATTAATTGGTGAAGAAGACGCAAGTCCTGCTTTCCCTACATTACAAGATTTAGTTACTGTAGAGGTAAGACCTTCAGCAACAACTGATATTCAAGTAGAAGTATTTACAGCTCTAGTGTAATGAAATTAGACGCTCTTGAAAGATATCTTAATAGCTTTGGAAGGCAAGTAGTAAACCAAGCAAAAGAAAATTTAGCTTCAGCTGATAAGGGTGGAGCGTTAGAAAAGTCTATTAGTTTTTTTGTTACAGCTCAAAAGGGTTTACTTACTCTAAAATTCAAGATGGACTCTTATGGTAAGTTTGTAGATAAGGGAGTTTCAGGAACAGAAAAAGAAAGAAGGTATACAAATTATAAAGGAAAGACTCTTGTAAGTCCTTTTGCTTATACAAAATCTAAAGGACATTCGCAGCCACCTAGTAAGGCACTTGATAAGTGGATAGTAAAAAAAGGGATAGCTCCAAGAGATAAAAAAGGAAGATTTATGTCAAGAAAAAGTATATCTTTTTTAATTGCTAGAAGTATCGGTAAAAAAGGAATACAAGGGATAAGTTTCTTTCAGAAACCTTTAATGTTAGGAATGCAGCAATTTAATGGAAAGTTTGCAGCATCACTAAAAGAAAGCATAATAGACAGTCTAAAACATCAAAAAATAATTAGCTAAATGGCAACAACAATAGAACAAGAACCTTTATATTCTCAACTTCCTGTAGGACAAGAGATAATTTTTGTAGTATCAAATAGTACAATAGTAGCTACGCAAACTAATGTAAGATTTATAGCTAATGTTTATATAAGTGATACAACCCCTTCTGCTATATCTACAACTACAATGCCAATTGCTACTTTTAAAACAAATCCTAACAATGCAGGTGTAGGTATATTTGATTTCAGACAAGTAGTAGAGAATTATGTGAGTGCTGATAATATGGCTTTTAACGACAGTCAATACAAAACAGTAGTTACAACTGACGACACTCCACACCCTATTCATTTAATAAATAAGTATTCACGAAATAAAAAAGCTGCTAGATGGTTAAATATTCAGTTTGTAACATCATACATAGATGCAAATGGTGATGTTCAGATAGACACACCAATTGTTGCAAATGATAACTATCAGATTATTAATGGGTACTTAAAATATACTGATATACTTGATATATTCAACAATGATTTTGGATATAGCTTAGGTATCTTTAATTTGTCCGCATCAACTAACAGGTTCTTGACTAATGCACCTAAAACTCAGTATGCTAATTTAGAAGATTACGGAACACTTGCTTTTTTAGCTCCTAACGATATTTTAACTTATATAAAGCTTATATATAAGGATAGTGGAGGAAATCAAATAGGGTACACAACTGTTAATAAGACTTTAGCAAATGGAGCTTATAATGGTTTCAGTTCAGAAATATCTGAAAGACTTATGTACTTCGGGTGCTTCCCTGCTAATTTACAAAATTGGAATTCTACATTTAATGCTTTACTTACACCTACAGACCAAATTAGTGGAGGTTCAATAGTTGTACAAGCGTTTGATGATAATGATAATGAAATTTCTGACACATACACTATTAACATTAATTGTCCTGATACTAAAGGCTTTGAGTCTATAAGACTTTGTTGGTTAAACCAATGGGGTGCTTGGGATTACTATACATTCACTAAGAAGTCAGTAAGAAGCATATCAACTAAAGGCTCTACATACGAGCAATTAGCAGGAACTTGGAATGAAGCGGCTTACAGAGTAGATAGTTATAAAGGAGGTAAGAAAGCATTTAGAGTAAATGCTACTGAGAAAATAAAAATGAATACAGACTATATAAGTGAAAGTGAAAATGAAATGTTTGAAGAATTAATAAACAGTCCTGAAGTTTATATTTTAGATGGCTTCCAATCAGATGGCGCTTATTCAGCACTAAATCAATATGTAACACCTGTAAGACTTACAACATCTAGTTTTACAAAAAAGACAGTAGCTAACGATAAGCTTATTCAATATTCATTTGAAGTTGAGAAAAGTAAAACACTAAGAACCCAATCAGTATAATGTCAGTACAATTAATAGTATTTCCTCAGACAGCACTTACAAATGAGTTTGTTGTTGATGGCATTAACTTTGCTACAATAAATACTTCAAGTAGTTATGATAGTAGCGCAATAAATGTTATAGTAGATGCTTTAACTAACGCTCCGCCAACTGTATTAAATACTTGGTTTAGATTTAGAAGCACAGCAACAGGAACTCCAACACTTCCTGCAGAAGTTTCAGGCGGATTAACTTTATACTCAACAACTACTTTAACAAATTCAGGAGTTTATCAAAAACTATCTAACTTAGTTGTAGGAACAACTTATGAAATAGTAATAGACTTGTCTACAACAGGAACAGGATTTGTTGTTACAAGTGTTTATGATGGAACAACAATGATTACACAGCCTTTAAATGCTGCAAATCAAAGTCAGATAACTCATTCTTGGACTGCTTCAAGTACAAATCATACAATAGTTATAACTTATGTCAACTTTGTTGATGACAATATCAGGATAACTAATATATCAGTATCACCACAGGGAGTAGTGCCTACAAACACTTACATAGATTTACAAGACGGTCAACTTATATGCGACCTATATGAAGATGAAGATATACCTTTAAGTCTTAGTGTAGACGACTTTAAAAATGTAGCTGAGAAAGTACAGTCTTACTCAAAGGCGTTCAACTTACCTGCTACAAAAAGAAACAATCAAATCTTTGACAATATATTTGAAATAACAAGAAC